TATGGATTAAAAGTTTCTTCAATACTTATTACAGTTTAAAAGTAAGTTATAATGCTACTTGGGGAGACGCAGACGACCAAGAGTTTATAGTCAAGAAGTTCATTAAAAAGCAACCAAAGTTTATCTCTTTCATCACAGAAGAAGGCGAATTAGTAGAAATTAGTGGTGCAGATGGACTTAATTATAGGATTCAACAATTATGAACCAACTTTATATAGGCGTTATATTAGTACTAGGTTTCGGTAGTTATACACTCTACCAGCAGAACCAAGTGCTACAAGCAAACAACGCAGCTCTGGAAGGAGCAGTTGCTACTCAAGAAGCAGCAATTAAAAATATGCAGAACGATTTTGCTCTGCAAACAAAACAACTTGGAGACTTACAGAAGAAGTCTCAAGAAACACAGTTAGAGATGAACCGATATTTGGACATCTTTAAAAGACACAATTTAACAAAACTAGCAGCAGCAAAACCTGGTTTGCTAGAACCAAGAATAAATAAAGGAACGAAAAATGTATTTGATTCAATCGAAGAAATTAGCCGCACCATTGATAGCCTTGATGATGGCGTCGAGTTGCAGTCTACTTCCAACTAAGCAGATAGAAGTAACAGCAAAACCAATGGACAGACTGATTACTCAGCCTGTATTACCAAGAGAAATAGACCTCAAAGACCCTATGTGGTATGTAGTGAGTGATAAAAATATAAATGAGTTTCACGAAAGATTAACAAAAGAGCATGGACAAGTAGTATTTGTAGCTATGTCTATACCAGACTATGAACTAATGTCCTACAACATGCAAGAATTAAAAAGGTATATTACTGAACTCAAGGAAGTAGTAGTATACTATGAAAAAGTAACAGACCCAGAAGCATTGAATAATGTGGAATAAAATAGTACAATACCTAAAAGACTGGCACTACTATAGAGTAATGAATAAAGGTGCTAAGTTTTTTGACAAAAATCCAGTAGTTCAAGGACGATTTGAAGAAGTCGAAGACTGGTTAGAACATATGGAAGATAGAATAGCAACAATAGAAGAACACACAGGTATATGAGCGATTTTTTATGGATGCTAAAGCCTATATCGGAAAGAAAATGGAAAATTAGAGAGGAAGCAATCCTCATAGACGCAAAAAGAGCAGGGGTCAAAAATGTTTACAGAACTAAAAGAATTATTACAGAGGGACGTAGTAGATATAACTTTTATATCAGATAACTCACAGAAAGAGTATACAATACCTTGTACTCTTATGGAGTCCTTCACTAGTAGTAAAGTGAATCAACAAATCAATGACACGATAGTGTGTTATAGACTAGATGAGAAAAGATGGGAGGACATTAGATTGCACTCCATAGTATCTTATCGAGGAAGTCCCTAATCGAAGGGCAAGGCTCTTTACAGAGCGGAGAATACTATGATAATGGAAATAGTAAGTACAGTTACTCTTATAGTAACAGTTGCTAGTTTAGTTGCGGCATCAACACCGACACCAAAGGATGATGCTATGATTGGCAAACTTTATAAGTTTGTAGATTTATTAGCATTGAACATTGGAAAAGCAAAGGATAAGCACGGTGGCTGAAGAAGTCAATAATACCTATCATCCCGCCGATACCAATGGTGACGGAGTAGTAACAGAGGAGGAACGTGCAATGTATTTAGAGTTCAAAAGAAAAGAACTCGAAGATGCAGATGCGATGCGTGATGCTCAAAGAAATATGACTTGGTTCGCTTTAGGTGGACTATTATTATATCCCTTTGCAGTTGTTGTTGCATCTTTGGTCGGATTAGACCAAGCACAGGAAACTCTAGGGGATATGGCTCCTACCTACTTTGTGGCAGTTGCTGGTATTGTTGCGGCATTCTTTGGTGCTCAGGCTATGGGCAAAAAATAAAAGAAACCTAAGTAACGAAAAAATAGTTCTTGACATCTGTTCATAATTTTAGTATAATATACATATGAAAAATACAGAACACCAAGAACACAAAAAAGTAAATATGTGGAACTCAGAAACCAAAACTTTTGAAGACTACCATTACGGAGAGTGCAAACACTGTGGGTCTAAACTTCACAAAAATAGTGGAGAATGTCCTCAGTATAAATGCTGGATTTCGTAATGAATTTATTTTACTTAGATGAAGATTTAGATAAGGCAGCCCAGTATCATGTTGACAAGCATATTGTCAAGATGCCGCTAGAGGCTGCTCAAATCTTATGCACTACTATATGGATAGATGAATTACTAGGGTTCGTTCCTCGAGCTCTTAACGCAGAGGAAAGAGAAGTGATGAATAAAGCAAAAGCTGAAATCAAGCATTTACCTCTTGAGGAACGTCCCTACCCCTACCTACCAATGATGTACAATCACCCTTGCACAATCTGGGCAAGAGAGTCATTGGATAACCATGAGTGGGTTCATTGTTATGCTAACGCATTGAACGATGAATACCACTACCGTTATGGAAAATTACACAAATCAGTAGAACAAGTAGTAAATAAACTACCTGACCCGAAAAATTTACCTCGTGTTGGGTTTACTAAATTCGGCATAGCTATGCCTGAAGAACTACGAGACTATGATAATCCTATACAAAGTTATAGAGACTATTATCATTTAGATAAAGCAACATTTGCAGTATGGTCGCATCGTGATAAGCCTGACTGGTGGAACGAAGATTATGCTGATTACGAAAAAAGGATAACGAGATGATAGAAATTTATGGAAAAGATAACTGCCCATATTGTGATATGGCAAAAGGTTTAGCAGAAAGAAAAGGGTATGAAGTAGTATATAAACAACTTGATATTGACTATGGTTTCAGTGAAATGAGAGACAAATTTCCTGGTGCTAGAACATTTCCTCAGATAATCAAAGATGGAGAATACATTGGCGGATATAGTGCCTTGGAGGAACTAATTGGTTAACTATAAATTTAATGAAGACATAGTACTAGCAAACGTAAGAGAGTATATAGACAAAACTTATAAACAACACTATGGTACTAGCAAGATTCAAACAACAGAATTTGTATTTGATGCAGGGCATGGCGAAGGATTCTGTATAGGTAATATAATTAAATACGCACAACGCTATGGTAAGAAGTATGGGAACAATCCTGACGACTTACTAAAAATAATACACTATACAATTTTCTTACTAGGGGAACACGAAGAAAAAGATGGAACATTTACTAACAGATATGACAACGGTAACAAGTCTTGAACAAGTAGTAGTAATATTCTTACTATTACTTCTTAAGCATACAGTTGCTGACTATCTTCTACAGAAGCCTTGGAAAGATAAGGGAACATATGGCGCGCGTGGCGGTTTAGTCCATGCAGGTCATCACACAATTGGAGCATTTCTTGTATTAATATTCTTTTGCGATTGGTTTACAACGCTATATTTAGCATTTTTAGATGGGTATATACATTACCACATAGATTATGCAAAGAATAATATTAAAAGAATATTTAAACTAAACAACACACATACACTATATTGGGGATTACATGGTTTAGACCAGTATCTCCATATTTTAACTTATATATTAATGATTTACATACTAGGAGTATAAATGGCGATAAAGACCAGAAAGCACGAAAATTTGACAGAAACTAACGTACAGCATGTAATAGAGTTGTTAAATGATGAAAAGCCTATCACTAAGAAAGAGGCGTGCAGCATACTAAATATAAGTTATAACACTACAAGGCTCAATAAAATTATTGAAGACCATTTAGACACTGTAGCTTATAGAGAAAGACGCAAGTCCCAAAACAAAGGGAAGGGCGCAACAGAAATGGAAATCAAACAAGTAGTAAACTTTTACTTGGATGGAAGCAATGTATCAGATATAGCTAAGAGTTTATATCGTTCTCCTGCTTTTATCAAAGCAATCATAAATAGAATAGGCATACCTCAAAAGCTTGCCATTACAGATTATGAAGGAAGAAGAAACGCAATGCTACCAGAACAATGTGTAGCAGACGAGTTTAAAGTTGGAGAGAAGATATGGGCAGTTCGACAGAACTATCCAGCACTTGTTGAAAAGGAGTTAAGACCTGAAGAAGCTGAGGAAAGAGGATATAGATTATACTTGTGCTACACTATAGAATGTAGCCAAGAAGACCTTAAAGGTAGTTATTTTCCTAACTTAAGTTTCGCTGGTAAATATTATCCTTTGGCTACCTATGATATGGGTAAGCTACAACATCTGCAACAGTATTTATAATATAAGGAAAACACAACATGGAATATTTTTTGGCTTTTTATGTAGCAGGCATAGCTTTGGCTATGTACAGACTATATATACCTATATACAGAACAATAAAAAGGTTAGAGCCTGAAAATATCTTCGTACAAAGAAAATACTTAGGATTTTTTATAATCTTAGGTATGTTTTCTGTAGTATTAATATTAATCGCACCAACTCTTTTATCAGATAACTTAAGTAAAAGATTTTGTGTAAGTTTTGTGGATGCAGTATTAAATGGCGTATAGTAAAGAAGTAAATGATAGATTTTATGGAGTGTTAAACTCTCCAAAGCAATTCAGTGTAGGCAGATTTGACCCAAAAGACCCAAATGTAGCAACCGGGATGGTTGGAGCACCTGCTTGTGGTGATGTAATGAAATTACAGTTAAAACTCGACAGCGCCGAACGCATCGTAGACGTAAAGTTCAAAACTTACGGGTGCGGAAGTGCTATAGCAAGTTCTACAATGTTTGTAGAGATGTTAAAGGGAAGAACAATAGAAGAAGCAAAGTCTATTAAAGACAAAGATATTGCAGAAGCTTTGAAGTTACCTCCTATAAAACTACATTGTTCAGTTTTAGCAGAGGGAAGCATAAAGAAAGCAATAGAAGACTGGGAGCAGAAATGTACGACGACTTAAAAACACATTTAGAAGGACAAATAGCTTATCACAGAGCTAATATAAGGGTTTATATGAGAAACTCTATGGGTATTGGAGAGCATAGTGATATTATGGCTTCAATCAAAGAAGAATTATCTAAACTTGCAGAAGCAGAAGATATGCTAAATGCCTTGCAGAAATACTTTAAATAATACCATTAATTATAGATAACAAAAAATAGTTCTTGACAATTGGTTATAATTTTATTATAATATATTTATAAACAAAAACAAGCAAATATGAGCGACAGATATTACCAACAAATGCGAGACACCACAGGGTGGGCATTTGGTATGCCAGAGTTCATGCGCAATAACAAAAAATATAGGAGAAGAAAAATGGCTTGGACAGATGAATCTAAAGAGCAAGCAGTTGAAATGTATCAGGATGCAGAACCTACACCTGAGACTTCAATGGAGATAGTAAAAGACATCGCAGAAGAACTTGGGGAAAGCCCAAATGGTGTCAGAATGATATTAACAAAAGCAGGAGTGTATGTAAGAAAAACTCCAGCAGCTAAGTCAAGCGGTGGCGGTAGCACAGGTGGTGGTAGAGTTTCAGTTGCAGATGCACAAGAAAAACTAACATCTATCTTAAGTGATGCAGGTCAAGAAGCTGATGCAGCAATCATTTCTAAACTAACTGGTAAAGCAGCAGTTTACTTCGCAACAGTTATAGAATCATTAAATAAGTAGTGTAATTTAGTGTGTTGAGGCAGTCTTTGTGATTGCCTCAATTTTTTGCATCTTGAATAAGTGACCAAAAATTTAACAATTCAAAAGAGTTTTTGTTAGATTAAATTGGAGGACACATGAAAAAACAAGATTTTGAAAAGAAACTCGATGATGCTGGGGATGCAATTATCACTTACAGGAGTCAGAACTCTCGTAAATTAAAATACAATGTATGTACGAGAGACTTTACCACTCAATATATAAAAGGTAAAAAGAATAGAGCAAAGGAAGGACAACATACTTCCTTATTATTTTGTTGGGATACAGATTCTTATAGAATACTTGTGCCTGAAAATGTAACGAGCATTGTACCTCTTAACCGAGTTATACGCAATGATTGATTTAGACGCTCCAGCAATATACGAAAAAATAATACAAGAAACAGAACACGAACAGATTAGATTAGTAATAAACACTTTTCGTGATACTGAATACATATCATTAAGAAAGTACTACTTAGATTTTGATGAAGAATTTAAACCCTCTAATCAAGGAATAACAATACCAATAGATATGGAAAACACTAGAAACCTGTTCCAAGGCTTAGTAGAAATTCTCTCATTAGCAGAATCAAAAGCAATCATAGAAGAAAATTTCAGAGATTTGCTGGATGAAATCTACCTCTAGCAAAAATAGTTCTTGACAAGTCCTTAAAAATTGTGTATAATATATGTATGATTATAAAAGGACACATGACATATGACCAACACGGTCGCAAACGTAAGAGCAAATTCACTAAGGCTGTAAGAACAAAACAGCCTGAGTGGAAAACCTTTGCTCCAGATACCACATTCCGTAGAACTACGGAACAATACCCCTCGGCTCCATTGAGCCAATACTCAACACCACAAGATAATACTTACAAACAAAAAGAGAGTAAGAATTATACTGTTTCGATTGCTTACAATAAAGGGGCATATCAAGTAATACCAAAAGAAGAAGTAAAACACATAGGAAAGTAATGAGCAAATTAGAGGAATTTTTAAAACAAGCAAAAGCAGATTACTATAGGGGCAACCCAAGTATCTCTGACGAAATCTATGATAGATTAGAAGAACAAGTAGATGCTACTGCTATTGGCACAGACGAAGGCACAAGAATACCTCACATGTTTCCTATGTACTCCTTACAGAAAGTTTATAAGGGAGAGAAAGACCCACACACTTTTCTACCTGGAGTAGTAACAGTTACACCTAAGTTAGATGGAGCTGCAGTTAGTATTCAATATATAGATGGACAACTAACAATGGCACTTACTAGAGGAGACGGCAAGAAGGGATTAGATATCACAGATAAGATTAGACATCTAGTACCAAATACAATATCCTTCAAAGCACCTCACCAAGTAACAGGAGAGATAGTAGCTCCAAAAGAAATACCCAATGCACGTAACTATGCAGCGGGTGCGCTTAACTTGAAAGATATTGAGGAAGTTAAGCGAAGAGACTTAACTTTCGTAAGTTATGGCGTACAACCTGCTATCTGCCCTGACTGGGTAGAAGATATGAGAATGTTACAGCATGAAGGATTCAATACAGCAATTGATTCCAGTTGGGAACAGTTTCCACAGGATGGAGATGTCTGGAGAATAGTTAGCCACAAAGAGTTTGATGAGTTAGGATATACTTCTCATCATCCTCGTGGGGCTTTCGCTCTCAAAGAAAAGCAAGAAGGCATAGTTACAAAACTACTTGATGTTAAATGGCAAGTAGGAAAATCAGGTGCAGTTTCTCCAGTAGCAATACTCGAACCCTGTATAATAGGAGAAGCAACAGTTTCACGAGCAACCTTACATAACATGGCTGTTATCGAAGCATTAGACTTAGAGATAGGATGTATGGTTGAGGTAATAAGAGCAGGGGAGATTATTCCCC